AGTGTTACGCAAGATAATGGGGAGTTTGGAGGTGCTTTAGTAACTCAAGAAAATAGATTGGTAGATGGTTTTATCCCTCGCTTGTTTATTGAGGATGCAGGAGCTACAATGTTAACTGGTTTAACAGGTAATGTTGCTTTGCCTAAGTTCTCAGACTATGAATACAAGTGGCTTGATGAGTTAGAGGATATCGTTCTTAAAGCTGAAAAGATTGCTGGTCCTGTGTTGAAGCCAAAACGTGCTGGGGCTGGAGTTTCTATTTCAAATCAGTTGTTAATGCAGACTTCAACGGATGTTGAGAATATGATTTACAACAAGTTGAGAGAAGCAGCTGGTAGAGCTTTGAATTTAGCTGCTTTGAATGGTGATGGTACGAAGGCTCCGTTAGGAATTTTGAATATGACTGGTGTACAGTTAGCAAAAGCAGTAGCAGAGCAAGAGGTTTCTTATGAAGCGATTGTGGAATTATGGGGGTTGATTGCTGGAGTTAATGCGGCTAATGGGAATGAGAAGTTTATTTTGAATTCTAAGTTAGCAGCTGCTTTAATGACAACTAAAAAAGATGCTGGTAGTGGTCGCTTTGTAATGGAGAATGGACAGATTGATGGTCAAGGAACAATTGTAACGAATCTTGTTGATGAGTTAGGTGGTTTACAGCCATTAATCTACGGAAACTTCTCTGAGTTGTATATCGGACAATGGGGAGGAGTGAACTTCGTTGCTGATCCATATACAGGAGCAGGAAGTGGACAGGTGAAAATCTTCTCAAATCTGTATGCAGATGTGAAAGCAGCTAATCCTGAAGCATTCGCTGTCAATAAATTCTTAAAAGCGTAAGCATGGCTAAAGAGGATAAAAAACAAGAGCAAGGAGTTGAAGCAACTCCTACTCTTTTAGATAATATAGAAGTAGCTTCTAACAATGATGTTGTGTTAGAGAATAAGGTTAAGGAGTTAGAAGCTACCATTAAAGAGAAAGACTCAAATATTGCTGAATTGGAAGAACAATTAGAAGTAGAAAAACAAAAAAGGTTTTATAAGCCTAAAGCTACTGAGGAGTTGTTAGAAGAAATCTCAAAAAAAGATTTAAAGATTAAGGAATTAGAAGCGGCTTTAGAATATAAGGCTGCTAATTCAAATCTTGTTACTCCTGGAGAAGATGAAGTAGCTATTCGCTTCTTATTATCTCCAGCAGGTAAGTTTAAGCTTCCATTCAATGTTAACCAGGTGGTTAATATGAATAGTGAAGTAGCAGCAGAAATCGTGGAAGCGAAGTATGCTGAGTATATAATATAATTTCTTTCATTAAATAGTTTTTGTTGGTATGGAAAATACAGATGTTGTCGTGAATAATGAAGTTGAATTGGTGAGCTTGAAATTAGCAAAAAAGCATTTAAAGCTTGATGCTGATTACAATGAAGAGGATGAGTTGATTGAAGTAGCGATAGCATCTGCTATTTCCCAAGCTGAAAATTACACAGAAAGAAAGTTTTTAAAAAGTACCCTTCTTATTAAAGTTCATAAAGCTGAATCATTTATTGTTGAGCGTTCCTCGCTTAATGATACGGTTCAAAAAGTTGTAGTTGTAGAAGAGGGCGTTGATTCGATTCCTCTTCCTTCTACTTCTTTTTCACAAACAAAAAGAGGTCCTGAACATTATGAAGTATCTTTTAAAGATGTGGAATTGAAGTCAGGGCAAAGTTTAGAGGTGTCTGTTGATAGTGGGTTTGATTCAACTGATTTACCTAAGCCTGTTCTATCTGCTATTTTGTTATTAGTAAGTGATGCTTATGAGAAAAGGGAAGATAGAAATCAGGGAAATAATACAGTAGTAAATAACATTTTAAGACCGTACAGAAAATGGCAGTAGTTAGAAAGCCTTTTATTGGGCAAATGGATAGGATTATTTATGTGTATGAATTAGTTAAGTCTCAGAATAGTATTGGGGAAGAAAAAGAAGAGAAAAAGCTAATAGCTAAATGCTGGGCCAAAATTGATTCTGATACAGGTTCTGAAGATGTTGAAGGAAAGGTGAGGCATACTTCTAATAAGAGCTTTACGATTCGCTGGAATAGACAAATAATGGAGCGTGGAACTGAATTTGTTTTGGAATATAACAAGGTTCTTTATTCAATCTCTCATGTTGCTGAGATTGGAAGGAAGTCACATCTGCAATTAGTTTCTTTTAATTATGTATAAAGTAATTGTAGATACAAAAAGCAATCTAAAAAATATTGCTGAGGCTTCTGAGCAAAAAGGTAGGTATAAAAAAATAGTTACTGAAGTTGCGAGTGAACTTGCTGTTGTAGTTAAGTCTAAAGCTCCAGTAAAGAAGAAATTATTTAGCTCAGGTAGGAAGCAAGGAGGTAAAAGGATCAAGCAAAAAAGTGGAAATTTAAAAGATTCTATTGGAGTGTTTGATTCGAATTCTCAAAACTATGTGCGTGTTTGGGTTGGTGCAAGAGTAAGAGATGGTTATGATGGGTGGTATGCTCAAATGGTTCATGATGGGCATAAGGTGTATAGGAATCTTAATTCGCTTAAAAGAAATCCTTTAAAGCGTTGGAGGAATAAGCGTATCTCTGAAAAAACACAAGGTTACGTAAAAGCCGATCCTTTTATTACAAATTCCTACAATGCGAAGAAAAGTAGTTTAGAGGCGTCTTTGACTTCTAAGATAGGAACAAATTTAGAAACTTTAATAAAACAGAATAATAATGCTTAGTATAAGTAAGATGTTATTTGAAGTGTTGTCGGGTTCTGATGTCTTTAGTCAAGTAGTTGAGAAAAGAATTTTTCCTGTAGTTGCTGGTGAAGGGGTTGCTTATCCCTTTTCTATTTATACAATACAAGAAGAGCCAGCTACTTATGATAGCGATGAATATAGTGTGTCACTACATACTTATTTTTCTCCTAATAAAATATTAGAAGCTATGCAGTTTTCTGATGACGCAAAAGAGGTTATACAAAAGGACTTTCAATGGGATGGGTCAGTGATTGATTTTATTGAAAAAGACCAAAGTATAGTAGTATCAATTTTTTTTAAAACAATAGGATAAAATGGCGAAAGGTAAAATTTATCAAGGTAGGAATGTCCGAATTAGATTAGCAGGTAAAACGATCTACCATGCTACTTCAGCTAAAGTGTCAGTTAGTGCTGATTTAGAGGAATTAGCAACAAAAGATACCAGTGGTAAATTAAGTGTTTTTGGTGGTTATAACTGGAATGCTTCTGCAGAATCTTTGGTTGCAGATAAGCCTGAGGCGAGTACTCAGGTAGATGCTGATGACTTGTTGGAGTATTTGATTAATGGTACTGAATTAGAATTTCAGTTTACTACAAATGAAACAGGAGACTTCTTGTGGTCGGGTAAGGTATTAGTAAGTCAGTGTGATGTAGATGCAGGAGTAAGTGGGGCTGTGAAAGGTTCATTCTCTTTTGTCGGTCAAGGAGATTTGGAAAAGTCAAGAGTTGTTAAGTAATGAATCAGATGTTGGTTAAAATCGGAAGTGTAGATGTTGTTTTACACTTCCGTTTTTCTACCCTATATAAGTTAGGTAGAAAATGGGGATTGAAAACAGTTAATGAGATATTAGAAAAGATAGTGGCTTTATCAAGTCAAGCTACTCAGGATATATCTTTTGATACTTTGGATATGTTTGTCGATATCGTAACTGTTTGTTCAGATAAAGAATTAAATAGAGAGGAGGTGCTTGACTACTTACAGGTGAATCCGCAAACTATTGTTGATTTGATTGTTTTGCTTGTGGATTCAGTACAGTCTAATGTAGTTGATAAAAGCAAGTCTGAAAAAGATACAGAAGATTTGGGAAAGTAGATCAGCTCACTTGGGATGACTATGAACAGTTGGCTTGTGGTGAGGTGGGTTTACAGATAGATTACTTCTATTCTTTGACTTTGAGACAATTTGCTAATATCTGTGCTGGTTATTTTAAGAAGAAGAAGTTTGAGCAAAATAGTTACTTGTTAGGTGTTAGAAAGATAATGTATTCAACGCTTCTGCCTTATCAGAAGAAAGGCTTTAAGGAGCAGGATTTATTCCGTTTGGAGTTTGAAGAAATTGATACAGATGAAATTGATCTATATAATGAAATTGAGTCTGTTAAGTCTCAAAAAGAGTTTTGGGAAGAAATGGATAAAAAGACATTTGTAGTAGAGAGGGTTGTGAATTTATAATGAAGTAGGATAATGGCTGTAGCGCAAATAAATGTTGGTTTTCAGGTTAATGTAAAAGAGCTTTCTGAGAAGTTGAATCAAGCGGCTGGTGAATTGGAAAAGCACAAGGCTAAGTTTCAGGAAGTTGGTAGTGCGATTGGTCAAGCAGGGATGTATGTTGGGCGTTATGTTGATCAGATGGCAGGTACTGTTATTACGACTATCGGTGGGGTGGTAACTTTTATTCCTGAAATAATCTCTGGTGTAACTAAGTTAAATGCTGTGTTAATGGCTAACCCTTGGATTGCTTTAGCAACTGCAATTACTGCTGCAGGAGCGGCTTTGTACTTTTATACTAAGAAAGGTAATGAAGCAATGCAGATTAGAAAAATGCTAAATGATGTAAATGCAGAAGCGCTTAAAAATACAGCACAGGAACGAGCAGAGATTGATTCTTTATTAAGTGTAGCTAAAGACGAGGGGGCTTTAAGGCAAGATCGTTTAAATGCAGTTAAAAAGTTAAATAGTATTTCTCCTGAGTATTTGGGTAATATTGAGCTAGAGACTATTAATACTAAAGAGACACTTAATGCTGTAAATCAATATGTAGAGGCTTTGAACTCTAAAGCGCGAGTGCAGGCCTTAGTTTCTAAGAAAACAGAATTGTACCAACAGCAAATAGAGGAAGAGACAAGGGCTGTAGAGAGGTTTCAGCCAGTTGCTGATGGATTGTCAAGGGTGTTTAAGGGGCAAGAAGGAGTGATTATTACTACAAAAGAGCAGCTTGAAGAATATATTAAAACATTAAGCTTAACTACTGAAGAGGCAAATCAGTTTAGAAAAGCTTATCAAATGCAACTTCAGCTTCTTGATGCTGGTAGGTTGAAGTTCCAAAAGAAAATTGAAGTTTTAGATCAATATACAAGAGCTCAACAAAAAGCTCAAGGTACAGTTGAAGCATTAAGTGAAGGTACTATTGGGTATTATGAAAAGGAGATTAGATATTTTGAAAATCTACAAAAGAATGCTGCTGTAAGTGCTGCGCAACATAAGCTATATGCGAATGAGATTTTAAAATATAAAAGTAAAATCGCTGCTATTGAGGGGCCAAAAGTAAAATCGAATTCTAAGGAATTAGAAAAAGTCAAGATTAATACTATTAAGTTTTATGAGTCTCAAATATCAGCTTTAAAGAAGTATCAGCAAGAAGAGGCTGTGACAGTTGACCAGTTTGCAGAAACAGCAAATAAGATACAAGTTATTCAGCAAAAGATTGATGCTATTACTGGTAAGCGTGAAAAGCAGATGTCTATTGAGATAGATACAGCTCCTATTGAAGGTTCTATAATGGCTTTAGAAAGACAGAAGAAAGTTTTAGAAGATCAGATGGCTGTTGTAAAGTCTTGGGGTGGTGAGTTTACATTACAATATGATGTGTTGAAAAACAAACTACAAGATATTGAATTTGAAATCAAGGTTAAGGCTGATGATGCAGGTTTAAGTTTAGCAAAGTTTGACGAATCATATAACCGTTTTATTGAAGGTAGAGAAAATGCAAGTAAAGCTGGTCAAAAGATAATTGAAGAAGGAGAAGAGACTAATAAGAGAATGACAGAAGCTATTGGTGGTTCTTTATTAACTCTAGGCTCGGCATTAGCAGATGGATTAGGAGGAGGTGAAGAAGCGATGAAGCGATTTACTTTGATTATGATTCAGGAGATTATTAAAATAATTGCGATGAGTCAAGCTTCTGCTCAAGCTCAAGCTATTGAAGGTGCTGTTGCTTCAACAAAGAGTACAGGGATAGGTGCATTGTTTGCGATGCCTGGTTTTATTGCAGCAGCATTAGGAATGGTTGCAAGTGCTTTTGCGGGTATTCCAAAATTTGCAAATGGTGGTGTAGTTAGTGGACCTGTACTTGGGTTGATGGGTGAGTACGCAGGAGTGTCAAGTAATCCTGAAGTTATTGCTCCTTTAAATAAGTTAAAGGAAATGATAGAGCCTGCAGGGGGGAATACATACGTTACTCTTGGTGGTGGGTTTAAGCTTACAGGAAGTGATTTGCAATTAGTGTTAGATAGAAATACTACAAGAAGTAAAAGAGTGAAATAATGAAGCAAGTAAGGATTAAAATAATTGATACAGATACCAATACGACATTAGAAGATTTTACTTCTGCTGAGTTTTTTGAAACAATCGAAAATCAAGCAGCAAGAAGTTCTATTCAATTAAGCTGGGATGGTTCTGATGACAAGTATCAATCTTTAATGACTTCTTCCTTGACATTTGATTTACTTGTTAGAGATGGTGCAGATGGTAAGTTCTATCATTTATACACAGGAGCAGAGGACCAGTTCAGAGTTGATTTAACCGATGAGAACGATACGCTTTTATGGAGTGGTTTTCTTTTACCTGATCAGTATTCTGAGCCTTATAAGTATCCTACATTATTTGTAAGCATGACAGCAACAGATTGTATTGGTATTTTGAAAGGTAAGGAGTATGAGGATTACTCTTATTATAGTCAAGAGCATTCAGTTATTGACTTTATATGTTCAGCCTTAAAGCTTACAGGATTGAAGCAAGAACTTTATTTTTCTCCTGCTATTTTACCTACTAATGGTTATCGCTGGGATGAGATATATGTTAATGGTAAGCTGTATGCGGATGAAGTTAAGAAAGAGGAAACAGACTTCTTTCCTTCTCAGAAAGTAGATAATGTATATGAGGTCCTGGAGCGATTAGTTCATGATTTGGGCTGCAAGTTATATACGTGGAAAGGGAAGTGGTATTTGGTAGGTATTAACCAGCAACATAAAGAGGTTGTTACTTTTTTAAAGTATGATTCGAATGGTAGTTACTTAGGAGTAGATGCTGTTGGTGTTGAGTCAAGGAAAGTTACTTTTTATGTTGATCCAGCTATTACTGTTGTGAGTCCATGGAAAACAGTTGAATTGACTGTTGACTTAGATGAAGATGGCGCTATGTTGGATGAGGCAGATTTAGTTAATAAAAAAGAGTTTTCTATTGTTGCTGGTATGGATAACTGGAAACCTAATGAGAGTTGGGAATGGATTGGTAAAGCTGGTTTTGGTCCAGTGCCTCGTGATGGGAAGTATATCGCAACGTGGATTAAACCTGGTCAGACAATTCCTGATTTCAATCCTTCATCTCCTACGCACGTAGGAGTAGCTGGTTGGAGAACTGAGAATGATGTTAGGGGTTCTTATATGCAATTGAAGAATCCTATTTGGTTACAGGGTACAGGTAATCCGTTTACGTACAAGTTTTTAAATATTGATTTTGAACTTGTTAGTTATTCAAGGTTGTCAACGAAAGAGCGTTATGAAAATAATGAGTTTGGTTATACGCTTCGCTATGAGGTGTTGATTAATAATGAGGTTGTTTATTCTAATTTCCCTAATACGGCTAATTATGTGCAGGATGCTTTAGAATTGAGATATGCAGATGATTCTATTGAGTGGGGTAAAGATGTGTATTACAACAAAGATTTCATTGAGAGTAGAAGGAAGCTATCAGGTAAGGTTCAGAAGGAGAATTACAATCTTGTAAAGAGTGGTTGGTTGCAGATTCGAATTTATCCTCCAGTATTAGTTAATCCAAAAGAACCAACGTTTGAAATTGTAGGTATTCAATCTTTAAAGGTGAAGGTGGTTGCTAAGAAAGAATATGAGGCTAAGTTAACGCGTGTTGGATTGCGCTATTCTACTAAGATGTCTGTTGATTTATTTCACGCTGATAATGCTCAGGATAACACTAACAAGCGATTCATATTTAAACGCCCGGGTGTTACTGAAAAGAAAGAATGGAGGGAAAGTTGGAAGCGTGCTGATGTTAATGAGAATGTAAGATTTGGTTTAGCTTACGCGAGAATGGTTCACGAT